GGATGCCCGAGGGTCCCCCACTGCTCCAGCTGCAGCGTCGGATTGGCGGGCGCCGCCGCGAGGCGCATGCCGGCCAGCAGTCCCTGCCCGGGATGCTGCGCCTGCAGGCTCGCGCTCCAATGGGCGTTGAAGGCCAGGCAGAGGGTGTCGTTGACCAGACTGTCGTCCAGCTCCTCGGCCAGACGCTGCAGAGCCTCCCGGCCAGGCGGCTGGACCAGGTGTTCGCTGAGGCGGATCAGCAGTTGCGACGGCCAGCGGATCGCCTCGCTCCTTGCGCCGGGACGCTGCAGCCAGACCGCGCCACGCAGGTCCCAGCTGTCCATCCGCCCAGGCATCAGGTGCTCGGCCCGCAACCGGGTACCGTCGCGCAACACCAGGGTGGCGGCGCCGGCTTCGTCCGGCTGGAAGTCGGCTTCGATCAGCCCCTCTCTGAGCACGGCCTGCAGCAGGCGCTGCAGGCTGCGTGCCCGCGCGGGCGCCAGGGAATTGGGCGAGATCGATGCCCGCGTCCTGAAAGGCCGTGGAGGCAAGCGCCTGCTGCCAACGCAGCTGCAGGCGTTCTTCCTGGATAAGAGACGGTAACGACATGCAAAGCTCCTCTGTGCCCGGCTGAAAGGTGCGGGCTAGAGCTTATGCAGGTCGCCTATCCGTGTAAATGAGAATTTATATCAAACGAAATAAATTCACATACGAGACTCTTTCTTCTTGGCTGGTCAAGCCTGCCGCCGCCCGCGCCACCAGTAGCCCGCCCCCAGCAGCAGGAACCACAGCGGACTGGCCAGCAGCGCTTGGCGGGTGTCGTCCTGCAGGGTCAGCAGCACCAGCACCGCGGCAAAGAAGGCCAGCACCCCGTAGCACACCCAGCGCCCGCCGGGCAGGCGGAAGGCCGAGGCGGCATGGCGCTCCGGACGGTTGCGGCGGTAGGCCAGCCAGGCCAGCAGGATCAGCGACCAGACGAACATGAACAGCACCGCGGCCAGGGTGGTGACCAGGGTGAAGGCGGTGACCAGGTTGGGTATCAGGTAGATCAGCACCGTACCCAGCAGCAGGCACAGGCAGGACAGCACCAGGCCACGCGCCGGCACCGCCGCCCGTGAGAGGCGGGTGAGTCCGCGCGGCGCATGGCCTTCGCGGGCCAGGCCATAGAGCATCCGGCTGGTGGAAAAGATGCCGCTGTTGGCCGAGGAGGTGGCCGAGGTCAGCACCACGAAATTGATCAGGCTGGCGGCCATGGGCACGCCGGCCAGCACGAAGAGTTCGACGAAGGGACTCTTGTCCGGCACCACCTGGCGCCAGGGCGTCACCGCCATGATCACCACCAGCGCCAGCACATAGAACACCAGGATGCGTACCGGGATGGAGTTGATCGCCCGTGGCAGGTTGCGCCGCGGATCGGCGGTCTCGGCGGCGGTGGTGCCCACCAGTTCGATACCGACGAAGGCGAAGACGGCGATCTGGAAACCGGCGAAGAAACCGCCCAGCCCCATGGGAAAGACGCCGCCGTCGTTCCACAGATTGGCCAGGCTGGCGACGTTGCCCGAAGGCGACTGGAAGCCCCAGAGCACCAGGCCGAATCCGGTGACGATCAGGGCGCAGATGGCGACGATCTTGATCAGCGCGAACCAGAATTCCAGTTCGCCGAACAGCCGCACCGTGACCAGATTCAGGCCCAGCAGGAGCAGCACGCAGAGCAGCGCCGGGATCCAGGGCGCGAGGCTGGGAAACCAGAACTGGGCATAGGCGGCGATGGCGATGACATCGGCGATGGCGGTGACGATCCAGCAGAACCAGTAGGTCCAGCCACAGAAGAAGCCGGCCCAGGGCCCGAGCAGATCAGTGCAGAAGTCGATGAAGGACTTGTACTCCAGATCCGACAGCAGCAATTCGCCCAGGGCGCGCATGACAAAGAACAGGGCGCTGCCGATGATCAGATAGACCAGCAGGATCGAGGGGCCGGCCAGGGCGATGGTCTTGCCCGAACCCATGAACAGGCCGGTGCCTATGGCGCCGCCGATGGCGATCAGTTGCAGATGGCGATTGGACAGGCTGCGTTGCAGCCCCTCGGGCGGGGTGGGAGACGCGGACATGACGAGCGGATACCTGACAGCGACAGCGGGGGCCACACGGTAAGAGATGCACGGCGCCGGTGCCAGTCGTTTCACCGGGACAGCATGCCGCAGGCCCGGTCCCGCCTCGGATGGGCAGGGCGGCGCCGGCGATGGATCGCGGTACTGGCAGGGGCTTGCGTACCTGCCTATCATGGGCATCCGGGCGCCTCGCGGCAGGCCCGGACGGCCACGAGATCCCTCCGTGCCTCTGCCAGTGAGTCGTCCCTTGTCCTATCTCGAAAGTTTCGCCTGGGAAACCACGCCACTGGGCGCGCGCGCCAGCTGGCCCGTGGCCCTCCGGACCACCTACGACCTGCTCATGGCGTCTCCCTTCGCCATGTGCGCCACCTGGGGCGCCGAGCAGACGCTGATCTACAACCAGGCCTACGCCCCCTTTCTCGGCGCCCGCCATCCGGCCGCCCTAGGGCAGCCGATCGACGAGGTCTGGGCGGAGTTGTGGGACGAGATCGCGCCGCTGATCGCGCGGACGCTGGCCGGCGAGGCGCTGCACTTCGTGGACAAGCACTTCGTGATGACCCGCAACGGCTATCCCGAGGACACCTACTAGAGCTTTTCCTACAGCCCGCTGCGCGATGGCGAACGCATCGTCGGCATGCTCAACATCACCACCGAGACCACCGCCAGCGTCCTGGCCCATCGCCAGCGCGACGTCGCCGAGGCCGCCCTGCGCCGGCACAACCTGACCCTCGAGCAGGAGCTTTCGGCGCGCATCGACGAACGTGACAGCGCCCGCGCCGCGGAGAGCAGCGTGCTGGCCGCCGCCGAGCGCGTGCAACTGGCCCTCGCGGCCGGCGCCATCATCGGCACCTGGTACTGGGATCTGCCCACCGACAGATTCACCGTGGACGAGGCCTTCGCCATCAACTTCGGCCTCGATCCGGCCCTGGGGCGCGATGGCCTGAGCCTGGCGCAGGTGGTGGCCACCGTCCATCCGGACGACCAGGCCGGCCTGGCCGCGGCCATCGCCGACGTCCTCGGGCGCGGCGGCCGCTATGCCCACCAGTACCGCGTCCGCCGCGGGGACGGCCGCTACTACTGGCTGGAGGCCAACGGCCACGTCGAACTGGCGCCGGATGGCACCCCGCTGCGCTTTCCCGGCGTGCTGCTGGACGTGGACGCCCGCCGGGCCCTGGCCGACGAGCGCGACCGCGCCCTGGCGGACCTGCGAGACCTGACCGCCACCCTGGAGCAGCGGGTCGAAGAACGCACTGAAGAATTGCGGCGCTCGGAAGAGGCCCTGCGTCAGTCGCAGAAGATGGAAGCCGTGGGGCAACTCACCGGCGGCCTGGCCCACGATTTCAACAACCTGCTCGCCGGGATCTCGGGCAGCCTCGACCTGATGAGCCGGAGAATCGACCAGGGGCGCTTCACCGAGCTGGAAAAATACCTGACGGCCGCCCAGGGCAGCACCCGGCGCGCCGCGGCCCTGACCCATCGGCTGCTGGCCTTCGCCCGCCGCCAGACCCTGGCCCCGGAAGCCACCGAGATCAACCAGCTGGTAGGCGGCCTGCTCGACCTGGTGCAGCGCACCGTGGGACCGGCCATCCAGGTGCAATTCAGCAGCCTGCCGGACGACCAGCCCCTGCTGGTGGACCAGTCCCAGCTGGAGAACGCCCTGCTCAATCTGTGCATCAACGCCCGCGACGCCATGCCCGCTGGCGGGCGCATCCTCATCGAGGCCAGGCATCGCACCCTCGATGCGGCGGCTGCCCGCGAATTCGAGTTGGCCGCGGGGCGCTATCTGCACCTGAGCGTGACCGACAGCGGCAGCGGCATGACGCCTGAGGTCGCCGCCAAGGCCTTCGAGCCCTTCTTCACCACCAAGCCCATGGGGCAGGGCACGGGCCTGGGGCTGTCGATGATCTATGGCTTCGCCCGCCAGTCGGGCGGCCAGCTGCGGCTGCGCTCGACGCCCGGCGAAGGCACCACCGTCTGCCTGTACCTACCCCTGCGACCGGTGGAGCGGCCGTGCGGCCTGCCCCGGGCGGAGGACCAGCCCGCTCTGCTGGAAGGCGCCAATGCCACGGTGCTGGTGGTCGACGACGAACCCACGGTGCGCATGCTGGTGACCGATCTGCTGCGCGAACTGGGCTACGTCATCATCGAGGCCGCCGATGGCGCCGGCGGCCTGGAGGTGCTGCATTCCGATGCGCGCATCGATCTGCTGGTCACCGACGTCGGCCTGCCCGGCGGCATGAACGGCCGCCAGCTGGCCGACGCCGCGCGCGTCCAGCGCCCGGCGCTCAAGGTGCTGTTCATCACCGGCTTCGCCGAAACCTCGCTGCTCAGCGACGGCCACCTGGAACCGGGCATGGCGATCCTGACCAAGCCCTTCGCGGTGGAGGCCCTGGCGCAGCGGGTGAAGGGTCTGGTGGCGAACTAGGTTTCGCGCGCGCGAAACCCCTGGGCAGGGCCCGGAAACGCAACGGCCCCCAATCAGCATGTCCGCAAGGACTGATTGGAGGCCGTCTGGATTTGGAGCGGGCGAAGGGAATCGAACCCTCGTCATGAGCTTGGGAAACTGCTCCGCCTAGAATCTCAGACTGATTCATGAAGTGTCAGATTGGCGCTGGAAGCCAGTAGAATCGCGGGCTTCCATACCCTTGGGCTGTCTCACCTCGTCTCAGGTGAAACCACCTTGATTCCGGCGAACGGCCCCCAGAAACGGACCCCAAACATGCTCACGGAAAAGCAGATCCGCGCCCTCAAGCCGCGAGAGAAGGAGTACTCGGTTTCAGACGGCCGCACTGCCCGGGGCGAGGGTGTCCTAGTGCTCCGGGTGCGGCCCAACGGCGCCAAGGAGTTCTATTACCAGCGCCGAATCGGCGAGCAGAAGAGCAAGCGCAAGCTGGGTAACTGGCCGGCATTGACGCTAACGGATGCGCGCGATCGCTGCCGGGACGAAAAGGAGCTGGTGGCGGCCGCTGGCACCTTCCAGGAGCTGCTGGATTCGTACCTGGCGAAGCTGGAAGGTGAGGGTGCGGCTTCGGCTGGCAATGTGGCCTGGTCGTTTCGGCATTATGTCTGCGAGCCGTTCCCGGGACTGGTGAAGCGACCGGCGTCGCTGATCGGTCCTGCGGACATTCGGGACATTATCAGCCGCATGATCGATAACGGCGTCACCACCTACTGCAATCGAGTGCGATCGCAGCTGCATGCAGCGTTCCAGGCGGGACTTGAGCAGGAATACAACCCGCGTAGCTATCTGCAGGTGAAGGTGCGCTTCGGCCTGCAGAGCAATCCGGTGGCCAGCATCCCAGTGCAAGAGGACTGGGAGCAGCCTGGAGACCGGGCGCTGTCGAAGGTCGAACTCCGGACGCTCTGGCAGCTGCTGCCGGAGAAGTTGTCTCTTACTACCGCCGAGCTGCTCCGCTTCCTCATCGCCGCCGGCGGTCAGCGGCCGGAGCAGCTGCTCGCGTCTGATCGGTCGATGTACCACGACGACCACCTGGTGATTCGCAGCGCTAAGGGCCGGGTCCAGGGGGAGCGGCAGTTGCACGTGGTGCCGTTCAACGAGCCGATGCGGCGGGTGTTGCACACGATGGCAGAGATCGATGAGCAGAGTCCCTATCCGTTCCAAGGCCGGGTCCCGGGCCAGCCGCTCAACGTGCAGTCGCTGTCCAGGGCGGTGACAAAGCTCTATCAGCGGCATGAGAAGGCATTCGCCGGACCATTCACGCTGCGCGACCTGCGGCGGACCTGCAAGACGCTGATGGCCAGCGCTGGGCTGAGCAAGGAATTGCGGGACCGGATCCAGGGGCATGCCTTCAACGACGTATCGTCGAAGCACTATGACCGCTATGACTACTTCGAAGAGAAGCGGGCCGGTCTGCAGGTTTGGGCCGAGTGGCTGGAGCGGAACGTCAGCAAGTAAAAGGGGCTGCTCACGCAGCCCCGCCTTGCCATCTCATCGGGTCGCTCTGCCACCCGGCAATGGCCGACTCACGCCAACCGACCCGGCCAGGGGTAATGTTGACCGGCGGCGGAAACTGGCTGGCCTTCACCAGTCGCCAGATGGTGGCGCGAGAGAGGGAGGTCACCGCGACCACCTCTTCCTCGCGCAGAAATCTATCCAGCTTGCTGGCCATTGGTCTCTTCCTCACGTAGGCGCCGGTACTGACGGCGCATCTCTTGAATCAGTTTCTCAGCCGCGGCTGCGCCGCGGTGCTTGGTGATGGTTGCCCGCAATTCTTGGATCCGCTCGGGCGAACTGTAGCCCTTACCGATCCAGGCGCGCGCCTCGGCCTCGAGGAGCTGTTGGACGTTCTCGATCGGCATTACCTGGCCTGCTGGTCAGTGGGCTGTTGGTAGGAATGCTCCAGCGATGCCACCCGGCTGGCTTCGGCCTTGGCGCAGTCCAGGCGGAGGGCATGGACGGACAGGGCCTGGATCAGCTGGTGGGCTTCGTGGCGGGCGTCGTGCAAGGCGTGGTGGCGGATGCCTTCAAAGTCTCGCAGCTTGGCGGCGGGGTACAGGTCCAGCAGCGTCCGCAGGTCCCGCTCTTCCCGGTGGTGCCAGGGCACCAGGTTGTTGCCGATGCGGTAGGCGTTGCCCAGGATGATGCAGTCGAAACTGGGGCTGTTGCCCCAGATCCGCCGTTCCACGTCGGCGAGATAGCCGTCCTGGTCGGCTTGAGGCGTCGATTGCTGCAGCAGCCAGTTGGAGAAGAGCACCAGCGTGGCCCGGATGTCGTCTCGATCGCGGCTGCCGTCGATCTCGGCCCGGGCCTCGGGCGACTGCTTCCACCACCATTCGATGGTTTCGCTGTCAGGCACGGCGCCGCGGGCGATGGCGGATTCCAGGTCGACGCGGCTGTAGAACTCGCCGGCGATCGCCGCGGCGGCGGTGCCGGCACCGGTCACGGCGACGGCGCCGATGGAAAGGATGGGGGCGTTGTTGCCCTGGCCGAGGGTCTCCAGGTCGATGACGACGTCGATGCGGTGCTTCATGCGCTTGCTCCGGTGTGCTGCGGGGCCGGCTTGGCCAGGGTGGTTTCGATGACCTCGGCGTCCTCGGCGGTCAGGGCGCCGAGGGTGTTGGCCATGCTGGCCAAGGCGAGGAGGTGGATGCGATCGCCGCTGGAGCGGCTGACCTGGTAGCGGATGACCGCCTCGCCCAGCAGGGCGGTGGCTTGGCAGCGTTGCACCAGGGCCGGGTGGAGCGTGATAGGCTGAGCATTGCTACTGCGCTGGTTTACGTTAGGCATGATGTTTCTCCAGTGGTGGTGGTCGGCCTGGGTGAGTTGGCGCTCCCCAGGCCTCTTTCTTTCCGGCGTACCGTCAGTGGATCCTGGCCTTCCTCTATCGCATGGCGTCTCTCCTTGAGTCGGGCGGATCACGGCTTGAAGTGCCAGCATTTCACGTTGGGTTCTTTCTTCTCGCTCAGCGGGTTGCGCAGCATTTCGCGGGTGCGAATCGCGCTGGACGTGGAAACGTTGATGCCTAGGAGCTTGTGCCGGCGGCAGTCGGGCAGCATGCGGCGCAGGGTGTTGAGGTCCGGGATCTTCTGCTTGAACTCAGCGGCCTTCTCGGCGAACTGGTTGAGGTTGATGGCGATCAGCTCGTCGGGCTTCTTGGCGTGGTTGACCATGGCGTGGTCGCCGCGCGATTCCAGGTAGTCGTATACGGCCCAGAATTCATCCAGCTCGGCCGGATCGGCGCTGATCGCGCTCTGGCGCTCCATGGCCATCTGCAGCAGCTGCTGATCACAGGCCGCCAGCTGGGTCTCGCTCAGCGGCAGGATCAGAGCCAGGCAGTCCACCAGGGCCAGGATCATGGCGTGGTTCTTCACCACCCGGGCCGAGCGCAGGGCGCTCATCTTGCGCAGCCGCTGGCGGTGATGCGGATAGCGCTCGGCGAATAGGGCCATGACCTGGGGTTCGGCCTTGATGGCCTTGACCAGGAAGTGGCTCAGCTCCTCGATCTCCATCAGGTTGATCGCGTCCGCGGCCGCGCTGCTGGCCTCGGTGATCTTGGGCTTGGTGAAGTGCAGCTTCACGATCCGCGAGAGCATGGCTTCGTGGCCTGCCACCGGCGCGTTCTGGCTGATGACGATGGTCCCGCGGAAGGGCGGCTCGTAGGTTTCGTTGGTGTTGTTCTTGACGCCGCGGGTCCGCAGCAGACCGCCGCCGAAGAAGTCCTTCAGCTCGTCCCAGTCAAAGCTCTTGGTGTTGGCGGCATCGCTGTTGCGGTCGCCCTCGAGGAGCACGACCGGCATGCCGGCAACCTGGCCCATGGCGCGGCTGCGGCCAGAGGCCGAGCCCTTGGTTGGGTCGAAACCTTCGTAGTTGCGGCCGAACAGCTTCCAGATGAAGACCAGCAGGGTGGACTTGCCGGCGTCGGGCTCGCCCGTCACTTCCAGGAAGGGAAAGCTCTCGTACTGGCCGCGGATCTGCTCGGCGAAGAGGGAGCCGAACCAGTAGGTGAGGGTGATCAGGCCCTTGGCACCGAAACATAGCCAGAGCTTGGGCAGCCAGTCTTCGCGGTACCCGGTGCTATCGGGCTGCGCCTTGATCTTCAACAGCGACGGCGACTTCACCCGGCGCTTGCCCAGCTCGAAGTAGTCCTCGCTGTTGGCCTTGACCACGTTGCCGTTGTGGCAGGCGATGTCGTTGAAGATGTAGGCCTGGTGGTCCTTGCTGTAGCCCATGAAGTCGATGGTCTCGACGGTCTTCACGCCCTCGGTTTGGGTGATGACGATCTGGTCCAGGTGCTTCTGGGTGCCGAGCCAGGTGGCGCCGGCGTGCAGCAGCTTGGCCTTGAATTCACCGCTCGAGGCCATCTGCTTGGGCGTGAAGGCCAGCTTCTCGGCCGGGCCGTCGTGGGGCGGGTTGACGCGGAGGTAGTACCAGGCCTCGCCGGTGGATTCGCTGATCTGCTTGTAGAGGGTCTCGAAGTTGCAGTTGGCCAGCAGCTTGAGCGAGCAGACGTTCTCCAGGGCGCGACGGCGGGCGCTATTTTCGTTGAGCATCCGGTCCTCGGGCTCGTCGCTGTCCAGGATGGCGCGCTGCTCTTCGTCCAGCTTGCTGAGATCGAACTTGGCCCAGTACATGCGGTTGCCGAAGTCGAAGTAGAACTCGCTGCTCGCTTCCTCGAAGCCGTAGATCCGCAGCGCCTTCTCCTTGGGGGAATCGGCCAGCAGCAGGGTGCCCTGGTGGTGGGCGATCTCCAGGTCGCGCTCAATGCGGCCTTTGCGCTTGTCCTCTTTCTCGAACATCCAGCGCTGGTGCAGATCGTTCCAGTCGACCTTGCGGCCACCTGGTTGCGGGATCTGAGCGGCTTCCTGGTTGCGATAGCCCAGGTCCTTGGCCAGGCGTACCCACTTGCGGATGTTCTCCCGGGCGGTCGGCTCGTTATCCAGGGCCCAGACCAGTTTCGGCAGCTTGGGGCCGCGGGTACGGGCCAGCTCCTTGAGGGCTTCCTCGGGGAAGGGCGCGCTCGACATCATGGAGACGGCCTGGATGCCGTGATGCAGCAGGGCGATGGCGTCGAAGATACCCTCGACGATCCACAGCTCCTGGACCTGCAGCAGGTCGACGGTCGGCGGCACCCAGAGCTTGCCCTTGTAGCTCCAGGCCGGCTTGAAGCGGGCCTTCTTGCTGCCGAAGCGGTTCGGGCGATCGATCAGCCGTTCCCAGTAGCCGCCGGCGGGCATTTCAAAGCGCAGGGTGGCCGAGCCGATGCCGAGGTCGCGGTCCCAGTAGTTCTCCTGGGTGTACCAGCCTTTGATCAGGCCCAGATCGAAGCCGCGGGCGAACTGGAGGTAGCCATCGGCACTGGCGGCCGGGGCGTCGTTGGTGGGCTTGAAGCGCTCGGACCAGTCCTCAAACAGGTCGCTATAGAGCTCCTTGACGTGCCAGGTCTGGCCACACTTCGCCTCGCGGCCGCACTTCACCACCCAGGGATTGGCGTGGCTGGTGAAGAGCTCGGTCTTGTGGCACGCCGGGCAGGTGCCCTTGCGCATGTAGTCCGTGCCGTTGATGTGCCGCAGGCCGAGGTCAGCCTCGAGGCGCTGCAGCACGTCGGCGCGGAGTTGGTGATCCATTTGGTACATGCTCAGAACTCCGCCGCGCGGCCGGTACCGAGGTCGCGCACCAGGCGCAGATCGCTGCCCTCATGGCGTTCGGCGTCGGTGGCCAGGATGTTCAAGGCGCGGGCGAGCTCGCGCAGATCGGCGGGGATCCAGAAGTCTTCCTTGCCTAGGGCGCCGTCATTGGAAACGACCACGGGCTGGCCGGCGTTGCGGTGAAGGGTGACATCGAGCTGGCGGCGCATCAGTTGGCCTCCTGGGTGGCGAGCTGAGCGCGGATCAAGCGGGCGGTCTGGTCGGCGGCGAGCTGGGAGGGGAAGCGGCGGAGGATGGCGGCGCGGCGGTTGGTGACGTCCTCGATACGCACGTAGCGGGGCTCACCCCAGTGCCGCTGGACGGTGTAGTCGGCTCGGCCTTGAAGCCAGCGGGCGAAGGCTTCGGCGGCTTCGGCCGGCAGCTCGAGGTGGACGTTGAGGGTGTTCGGCATGATGTTTCTCGCTGCAAAAAGGCGCAGTTCACCCATACCCACGCAAGGCGGGCATGGATTAGGTATTCAGGGGCTTAGCGGAAGGCGTTCTGTCGCGTGCCGGGGTCTTCGTCGATCAGGGCGTCGAAGATCTCCACGACCGGAATGCAGTAGCGCAGGCCAGTGGCCGGGTTGACCAAGACAACGACATCGCCGGTGCTGGCATCGATGTCCAGGAAGCGGTGGCCCTTGAGGGCTTCGAGTTGATCACTGGCGCGGGTGACCAGGCGCTCGGAGGTGTGCTGGGGCACGCCCATCAGCTGCAGGTGCGCGGCGGCGGCATCCTGCAGGGCCTGGCTGCGGCCGAGGTGCTTGGCTTCGTGGTTGCGCAGGTAGGCCAGGGCAGCGGCCTGCATGGTGTCGAGGTAGTCGGCGGGGTGGTTGGTGGTGGTCACGATGCGATGTCCTCTCTGACGTGCTGCTGGTCTTCTTCGTGCTCTTCCTGGAGCAAATTGAGCTGCTCTTCACGGACAGCCAGGTTGTTCTCGTATACCTTCTGCGCCATAGCAGTCAGGTGGCTGTTGCTTGGGGGCAACTCGCACGCCGGCGCATTCGGCAAACCACTCGGGCTGGCCAGATGAGTCAGCTCGGTGTGGGCATAAAACGACGCGCTGCAGGGCGCGAAGTGACACTGGAAAACCTGTTGCCGCAGGAACACGTGGGCAAACCAGCTGGTCCGGCAGACCAGAGGCGCACCACAGAAGCAGCACCAGAATTGCCCCTTCTTCTGTTTCTTGAACAAAGCCATCTATCTTCCCTGCCGCCTGGGCGGCTCCGGCCTAGCCGGTTTCTGGCGCTCCGCGCCGACTGCTTTCCCGCCGTCTTGGCAGGCTTTCAGGGTTCGCCGTTCGGCTAGTGTTTTCGGCCAGACGACCTGGCCGCGTGCAGCGTGATCACAGCCCAGACCTCTTCCTCGCGTGCCGCCATATGCCGGCGATGCGCGCTCAGAATCTGCTCGACCTCCTTCTCATCGATGACACCGTCCTCCAGCGCCTGGCCGATGATCTGGTCCACCAGGCCACGCTTGACGGCGGTCTTCACCGAGCGGGCGTAGAGGTCCAGGTTGTCCAGATCGCCGATCTCAGCCTGGCGCACGAAGAAACCGCCGTATTGAGAGGCCAGGTAGTCCACCAGGTGGGTGGTGTTGGTCTCTTGCTCAAGCAGCAGGATCTGGGCGTCATTCAGCGGGCGGCAGCCGGCGGTCTCGTAGGCGTGGTTATCGAATTTCTTGAGCGGCAGGCCGAGGCGGGCTGCGGCGCACTCGCGGCCGCCGGGGTACGCGCAAATCACGGCGCTGATGACCTGGCGGCGAGTTTCTAGGGCGGGGCGTTTCATCTTCCAGTATCTCCCTGGGCCAACCGGCCCTATCGTTCTGCTGCAGCCAGCGCCGGGATAGCTCCCTGCTTGATACCGAGCAGGACAGCGGCTCGATGCGCTTCGCCGCGGAGGCACTTTTTTTGCCCGTTGATCACCGCATAGACGGTGCTTGGGCTCAGCTGATGCCGCAGCGCGAACTCCTTCACGGAAATGCCCTGCATTTCGAGACGAGAACGGGCGTCCTTACAGGCTTGCTCGGTAGCGTAGGTGTCGGCCATAGTTAACATTCGTGTGATTTCGAGTGAACAAGGCGGACGATATTCAACATACGTTGAATCGTCAAGCGCTAAGGGGTCGTTCTGTTGAAAATTGGCGATAGGCTGCGCTTGGAGCGCCTCAGGCTTGGTTTAAACCAGGCTGACTTCGCTGCTTTGGCCGGGGTGACCAAGACCAGTCAATTCAATTATGAGAAGGGCGAGCGGAGCCCTGATGCCAACTATCTAGCTGCTATCAAGCAGCATGGGGCGGACGTCTTTTTCATCCTGACGGGGGATCCGCTTCCCATGCCGGAGACTGCGCTTTCGCCTGTCGAGGCGGAGATCGTTGGCTACTTCCGATCTATGTCGGACCTCAAGAAGGAGTCGTTACAGCGGGTCGCGTACGCGATGTCCGTATCTGATGGCGCTACGGATTCCAGCGCGTCGTAGGAGTATCAGCTGCCTGGCGGTTTGCCAGGCTTTAACACGGAAGATTGAAGGAGCCTTTCATGGCGCAGTTCCTGCCCCTTGTATCCCGTCCTCTCCTAGGGATTTCTCTCGCCTCCGCACTGATTGGGACACTGATCCCGGAGTCAGCCAGCGCTGCCAGGCTCAATGACGGCTATATCGGCTGTATCAGCAAGGATGCCCTCAGCGAGTTCACTCAGGCGCTGATCAAAAAGGACGAACGCGCGCGGAAGTACCTGCTCGGGACGTCCTGTGTGCCTACCAGTAGCAAATTCCCCATCACCGTGCTGGATCGCGGAATCATGCGAACCCAGTACCGGGTGTACGTCGGCAAGGATGCTCTGGAGCTCTGGAGCCCAAGCGAAGCGATCAGCAACTGAGAGAAGCCCGGCCAAGTGCCGGGCTTCTTGCTTCTGCAATC